CCGTGTTGGTACACAACCCCCTCCGAGTGATCCACTTCTTCTTGCAAAATTCCACCGATTTGTTAAGACTTGGGTTAAGCGAAATTGCACACCGCTTGATCCCGGTTCGGACACGTCTTTCGAAACTTGGCTCTCCTCCACAAATTACCCAGAATCTAGGAGAGCCCAACTCCGACAGTGTTATCTTGACAATAAACGACCCGACTCTTCCGAATCCACCAAAGTCAAATGTTTCATTAAGGATGAGTCCTACGCGTCTGTTAAAAAGCCTCGTGCCATTTATTCTCGGTCTGATCATTTTAAAGTTCGTGTTGGTCCTATATTTAAATTGATAGAACATGAACTTTTTAAAATGAAGTACTTTATTAAGCATGTCCCCTCCCCTCTTAGGTCGAAGTTTGTCGAGTCCCGGCTTGGAAAACCTGGTGTTCAGGTTATGGCCACGGACTACACCTCTTTTGAGTCACACTTTGTGCCTGAGTTGATGCGGATCTGTGAGATGGAGTACTATCGTCACATGGTCGTCAATTTGCATGATGGCCCCCTATTTTTGTCCCTAGTTGAGACTTTGGCTGGAACTAACTTTTGTTCTTTTAAGAACGTGAAGGCCGAAGTTTTTGCTGGACGAATGTCGGGGGAAATGAACACCTCCTTAGGTAATTCTTTCACCAATTTGATGTTTTACCTCTTCATCCATGATCTGTTAGGGAATTCTGATTATGACTGTTTGATTGAGGGTGACGACTGTCTTGGAGTTTTCAAAGGGCGCATGCCCACGTCCAAGATGTATGCCGACCTAGGCATGACCGTAAAAATTGAATTTCCCAAAAGTCTTAATGTTGCCAGCTTCTGTGGTCAGGTGTTTACTGCTGATCACGTTGTTGTTACCGACCCCATTAAGGCTTACCTGAATGTTGGATGGGCCCCCGCTATCTATTCAGGTTCCTCCGCAAAAACACGCAGAGAATTATTGAATTGTAAAGCAAGGTCGCTGCTTTATGAGCATTCTGGTTGCCCTATTGTTACCAGCATGTGCAGATATATTCTCAAAAACACCACGCACTACCGGGTATTGGCTCTCAATCCGTACGAGAGAGCGCGGTTAGTGGAGCGGATGAAAAGCCCCCTGGTGTATAGGGAGGTTTCCATGGAAGCAAGGCAACTTGTGCAAGACCTCTACGGAGTGCCTATTCTTGCCCAAATCTTGGCTGAGCAGTGGTTCGATTCCCGTGTGGATTTCGAGCCTTTGGACTGCCCTTACCTTTACCCCTTCATTAGTCGTGCTTGCTTGGATTACGATAGGGAATTCGTGATCCTTGATTGGTCCCGTCATTTTGAGAGAATGCCCCTCCCTGGCCCGGCAGCGGTAGATCCGGGTTTAATAAAATATTATGCCACCCAAGGGACGCAAGTCATCTCGCCGCCCAAAAGGAGTCCGACGTCCTAAGGCTGCCCCTGCCCCCAAGAAGAAGGGATCTTCTCGGCAGGTGTTCGAGTCTTACGGCCAGACTGCCGGTGGTATTGTTGGTAACATGATTGCCCCTGGGATAGGTGGCAAGGTGGGAGCTATGGTTGGCCGCGGTCTTGGGACCGTGGCGGCCCGCATTTTTGGGAAGGGTGATTACAAGATCCTGGAGAATTCTTTGGTCCGTCCGTCTGCTGTCCCGGTGTTCGGGGCTAACAGCATCCGGATCCGCCATAAGGAGTATCTAGGTGATTTCACTGGGTCGGAAGCTTTTGTTAGCCGTACCGTGCCCATAAACCCCGGTCTCAAGGATGCTTTTCCCTGGTTATCTTCAATAGCCTCCAATTTTGAACAATATCG